CGATGGAGTCAACGCAGGGTTGGTTTCGTAGTCGATGAACCCCACTACTTTTGGCACAACACCCGCCGGAAGTGCCGGGTTGAACGTCAGGCTGCCGCTGCCGTTAGCAGGGGTAACCGAACCACCAATGGCGTAGTCCGAACCGGCGATGTTGACGGTACCGGCGATCTGGCGCGCGGCGGTGGTTTGGTTCGGGTTGACCTCAGCGGCCACCTTGAAACCGCCGATTTTGACGTAGGTCCGGGTAGGCAGCACAGGAACAGCGTTACCAGCGCCAGCAATGTCGGCTTTGAAGGCAAACGTCGCCGTCAAACGGTCGCCCGCCATCGCGGCAACCACGATGCGCTCCGGCATGGTGTAGGCCTGGCCACCGTTCACGCCATCCAGAATATCGCCGTCTTTGTACGCACCGAAGGCACTACCGGCAGTGCTGTTCACGATCGCCAGCTTCGATTCGTTCGATGCCAGATCGGAAGGAAGCGCCGCTGCGAATGGGATGGCTTCAGCCAGGCCGCCGACGATGGCCACCGCGATACGGTTAGGCTGGTGAGACAGCGGCGTCGACTGCAGCGAGCTCGAAACGCTGTCGAGTGTTACGCCGTCAGGCAGAACGATTTGCGAAGCACCATCAGCGACCGACATGCCTTGATAGATTGCAGCATCGATCATGTCTGCGGATGGCGCGAAGCCGTGGGCGTGCTCGAAGCGAGCAATACCGTCGAGCATGGAAGCCAGGATCTGCGGGCGATCCTTCTCGTCGACCATGGACATGAGTGGGACCATGCGCGCCGGCAGCATGTCATCCGGGTTCTTCAGTGCCTCGGAAATCGCCGCGACGGACGTTTGAGAGGTGCTGTCGAGCATGTTGCCACTGCCGTGGCTGAGACGTACCAGCTCGCCAACCTTGGCTTCATCCGACTCCAGCGTGGTGCCGGGCGCGTATTCGTACTGTTGCGGCATATTTCCTACCTCGTTGCGTGTTTTGGGCAGCGCCCGATCCGTTACAGCAACAATTCTGAGGTCGAAAAAAACCCCCACCGGGTGGGGGTTTGCATGCTTTTCACGCCGCCGCAAAAGCTACTTATGCAGCACAATCATCCGGGCACTGACTGAGGTTTGCGCCAAAAGTGCGTTGTCCTGGAACGTCCCGCTGGCCAGCTGCTCAACTTCAGCATTGTGCGAATCAAGCCAGGCACGGAACTGCACGGCCTTCTGGTCTTGACCAAAAAACACACCCTCCCCCGCAATCGCCACCAGCGTTCCCCCGGCGGCCAACATGCCGTAGGCGCGCATGATGTGCTCGGCGTCCTGGCGCTTGGAAAACGGTGGGTTCATCAGGATGGCGTCGTACGGCTCTTCAGGCGTGAAGCTGTTGAAGTCTTGGGCTACGACGTTGTAGCCCTTGAGCGTCAGGATCTCGCGCAGTTGGCTGCTGATCTCGATCACGTCCACTTCTGCGCCTTCAGCCGCTGCCGCGTCGGCGAGGTTGCCATTGCCGGCACTTGGCTCCAGCACTCGCTTGCCCTTGCTGATCTTGGCCTTGCGCGCCATGCGTTGCGCTTGGGAGGCTGGCGTTGGGAAAAAGTCGATCCCCACCTTCTGGCCGATAATGGCGCGCTCAGCTTTGACCACGGCGCTCTCTTCCTGCTTGGCGGCCATGTGCGGCAACAACGCCCGGCAAGCGTCCTGCAACTGCGCATCGTTGGTGATTCCCATACGCTTGAGGCGTTCGATCCTGGCCAGCATTTCCATCGGGTCTTTCAAGTCCCACGTATCTTTGATGGTGCCCAGCACCTGGTAGGCCTTGCGGGTGATGGCGATATCGCCGTCACTGGTCAGCGGCCAGCGCTCTGTGCGCTCTCCCAGCTTGTTCAGGGCCGCGATCTGCTTGGAGTTACCCGCTGCCGCCTTCTTGGCCAGGGTCATGGCCGCGTTTTTGTACCGACTCGACCACACCAGCCGGCTTGGCATGGTGACGTGCCGCAGCGCCTCTTCGCCCACCGGATTGCTACGCAGCGCCAGCTGTTCGCTGTAGGTAAGCCCGCGCTCGGATTCATACTTGGCCTGACTGAGCGCCTTTTTCAGCTCTTGCAACTGCGTCCGGCTGGTCATGTTGGCCAGGGGCCCCGCGGCGCCCACCTCGATCGCATCCGCAATATTGTTCAGGGTTTTCCCGTCAGCCTCATCCGCAGCAGCGCGGGCGTAGGCACTGGCGGCCATCCCGGCGCGGCGGTGCGTATTGGTTTTGCGATCGGCGTTCATGCCTTCGGTACCGCCGGCAATGGCCTTGTCGCCGGCATCGCGCAGCTTGCTTACCTGGCTGGCAATGGCCTGCTGCTGGCGCTCCAGCACCGCACGGGTGTCGCGCTCCTGTTTTTCGGCCTCTTGCTCAGGGGTGAGCATCGTCGGCGCCGGAGCGGCCTGTATGGCGCTTGTATCGCCCGCCAGATGCTTCTCACGGATGAAGTAGCCGCCGTTCATGCGCCAGGTGTAAGGATCGATCGCCTTGGCTTCGGCCAGGGTAAGGTCCATGCGGATGATGCCGCGCAGAACCTTGTCCCGCTTGGTGGTGTACTCAATGATTTCGTAGTTCTGTGCCGGCGGCGCCGGGTCTTGATCGGCTTCGGTCGGTTCGATCTTTTCACCGGGCAGAATCCAGCGTCGGCCCGTGTTGTATTCACGGGCGTAGGCTCGCACCGTGGCTGGGCCTTTCTGTCCGTAGGCGTGGACAATGGCCGCGCGCTTGCTCTCGTCCATCACCATCACGCCGTCTTGCAGCACCAGGAACTCACGACGGGAGCCATAAACCGGTACCGCGCCCACTTCTGGCGGCTCGGCCAGCACCCCAGGCTCTACAAATTGCGTTCCGGCAGCAGGGGCGCGGCCTTGATCAGCAAGCGGTACCGGCGTCGTCTCACCACTGACAAACGTGGCCAGGGTGACGCCAGGCGCTAGGGAGAACGGATTCGATTGCGCCCGCAGGTTATTGAGTACGTAACCGTCCTGGCGCAGCTGTGCCAAGGCGCTCGGGCCTTCCTTGTTGGCGCCCTGTAAGGTCAGGCCACCCAGCGTGTTGCGATCGGAACGCCCGTGTTGCTCCAGGTATTCAACGATCTTGTATTTCGCTCGTGCCACCTGGAAGGCCTCCAGCGGCAGCTTATCGATGCGGCTGGCGGCGTACTCGCTGAAGGTCTTGAAGCCTACGGCCTTAGCCGCGTACTCATCGGCAAGGTTTTCGGTCGGCTCTTGCGCCGGTTCGGCTTCCTTGCGCGCCTTGATGTAGATCCCCAGTTCCAGACGGTGCTGGCCCATTTGCCGGGCGGCTTCGTTGGCCACGGCAGGGCCTGTGCGGCGCCCACCGCCGTTCATTTCGCGGTCACTTTGCGTGCTACGGATTTCCCCGCCCATGCCCTCGTAGATCGATTCAAGCTCGGCCACGGACTTGTCACCGTACTGGCGGCCCATGCGCGCCATCATGTCGGTGTCCCACTCCGCGCTGGCCTGCGCGCGCTCAATCAAGTAATCGCGGTTCTGTTTGAGGGCCTTGATCGCGTCGGCGCGGTCGTAGGCGCCTTTCTCCAGGCGACGGGCAATGTCTTTCGTTGCGTGACTCAGGCCGCGATAGAAGTCCTTGGCCACTGCCAGCAGCTTGGCTTTCAGCTGGTCATCGCTGGCGCCCTCAATCGTGGCGTCTGTGGTGTCTTTGGTGATCGTCAGCGGTTCGGCAGCACGTTGGTTCTTCACTCGCTCCGAAAGGTGCTGATCCGCCCAGGTACGCACGTAAGCCACATAGGCATCTTTGGCAGCCGATACACGGCCATTGCTCAGCTTTTCAAACTCACCCGCCCGGACTCCCGCCCACCCGAGGAACGCCGCATTCCCCTGCTCATAGGTTGGCAGCTGCTCCAGAGTGTCCAGGAAGGCTTGATAGATCGGGTTTTCAGCCTTGCCGGAGCCGATCGTCTTTTCAAAGTCAACGCGATTGTCCGCGTCTTGCTGCGCCAGCAACCTGGCCATTTCTTCGGCTTCAGCCTCAACCCTGGCTTTTTCCTGATCCAGCGCCAGCTGCTGATCGGTTTTGCTCTGCGCTTCGGCGTCGACGTTATCCTGTTTGCGTTGCGCAATGGCGGCCTGCTCATCCTGGTAGGCCTGCACGTCTTGCGCCGCGGCGGCCTCACCGAACACGGCCAGAAACTTGTCGGGGCCCCATTCCCGCGCCATCAGGCTTTTCAGGTCCGCCAGATCGCGGGCGATCCCCGACAACTCACCGCCCACGGCCACCGACACACCACCGATCGCGGTATAGCTGTAGATCACAGCCCCCGAAGGCAGCACCTCTTGAGTGGTTGGCAGATATTGCGCCAGCCGCGCCTGACTCTTGGTCAGAAGAAGGCCGGTAGAGGTTTTGGTGTACTTCGCTTGCTCGAGAAAGGCCTTGGCGTAGGCGTCCAGCACATCCGGATCGCCCATCACCAGCAGGCCGCCGTTCTTCTGCGGCAACGTGCCGACAACCATCGGCTGAGCGCCAGCAGGTGCCTGTGTCTTTTCAGGCCCGTGATCATTGGCCGCGGGGGCGTTCGGATCGATCGCGACCACGGCCAGGATGGTGATATTGATATCGTCGTCTGCTACAGTGTCATCGACGGCGTTTGGCGCCTGCTCTTGTGGCAGACCATCAAGCATCCCGTCGGCGGTGTCACCGGAGCGGGGCCCTACCCCTGCATAATCCGGTGCGCCGTTTTTTTTCGCCTGCCAACTGTCCCGGCCGGCATGGGAAATGCTGTAGAACAAGTTCCCCTTGGCATCCTCGGCCACCGTCACACCTGCAGTTACCAGCAGGTCATCAACCTTCACCTGTTTCTGAATGAAGTAGAACGCCACAAACGCGTCATTGCGTTCCTTGTGTGGCTCTTGGCGCTGGCCAGCGGTACCAGTTTCCAGGATCTCGCGTACGTGCTCGATCAACCGGGCCTTCAGCACGTCGGACTTCATGCCCTGCTTGGACTTCTTCCAGCCCGTGCTATTGACGGATACCGGCCCTACCACCGACTGGATCAACTGCCCCTTCAGGTTTTCTTGATAGAACTCCCGCGCCTTCTCAAAAGCGGCCTGGCCTTCGCTGATCGGTGCGACGGCGCCCAATTGGCCACGGATCGCCAGCGCTCGGGCACTCGCCTGCACGCGTGCGATCGGTGACAGCCCGGTACCGGCCAAGCTGTCGCGCAACTTCAGCAGCTCAGCACTCAGGCGCGCGCGATCGATCGGCGACAGCGCGCCGGGTTGATTCAAATTAGTCATTCATACCCCCAAAGATCGAATCCAGCAGTGCGGTGTTGGCCAGGGCCTTTTCGAAGGTCTTGCCGTCACGCAGCGTCTTGAACAATTCGTCAAACGCGGCGCCGATGCGCTGGCGCTCTTCCCCCTCCGGGTACGGCTTGAACGGCATACCGGCGTCGGGGAAGTAGTGGTGTTTGTTGTCTGCCAAGCAGCTCAGGTAGTCGTTCTGGCGATCCATGGCGGCCAGCTTGTCTTCCAGATACGCCTGGAAGGCTCGGGCAGCCATTTCCGGCGTTGAGGACCAGTATTTGCCAGCCTTGGAGCCGTCCAGCAGCGAGGCTTCTGCCATGTACTGCGAGACTGCTTTGCCGGTATTCAAAAGCACTTCGGTCGTGCCTTCGGGCGAGAAATACGCCGCGGCCAAGGTGCGCCAGTTCTTTTTGTTCTTGAGCACCTGCGCGCTGTCGCGGTTACCAAAGTAGGCATCCACCGCCATCACAGCCGCCTCAGCGTTGCCGGCAGCCTTGATGCGCCGGGCAATGTCGTTATGCGGGTTGTCCAGGTTCAGGCGGGCATTGCCGTAGGTGCGCGGGGTGAACTTGATGGTTTCCGGCAGGCGATGCCCCCCTTCGGTCAGCGCCCGCTTGAGCCCGATAAAGGCGTTTCGAATCGGCCCCTCGGGTACCAGTTCCGGGTTTTCGGTCGCGAATTCGTCCGCCGCGCCAGCCTCACCGCGCAGAAGGCCCGGCAGGATGTTGTCCATCGCGTGCAGGTGCTCGTGACCCAGGCCCCCGCCGCCGTTCATCTTGGTGATGTTGATCGCTCGCAACACCGGCTCGTACTGCGCTGTCGCCGCACCCTTGCCACCTTTGCCGCGAGCGCCGAACGCCAGCCCCAGGCGCCCACCAAAGCCTAGATTTTCCTCGCTGATGCCCAGCACGTCGGCCATGTCCATCATGGCGCCGGCAGACTGCTCTACGTGCCATTTGGAGCTGTCGCGGTCGTCCAGAACCCAGTTGCCAGACTGCACCGCCCGAAAGCCGCACAGCTGCTGTAGGGAGCGCGTAGAGTTGACCGCCACCGGGCGCCCGCCCTTGCGATCGAACTTGTCTACGACCTTCAGGGCGAACGTCTGGCGCTTTTTGGTGGGGGCTTTCGGGGCGCCCTGGATAACGTCGCCGCCCTTCTTGTCGGACCACTCCCAATCCTTGGGATCGCCGGACAATGCGTTAGACACATGCCGGGCGAACGTCTCGGAGCCCGAACGGCTGCGGAACATCAGCGCCTTGACGAACTTATCGCCCATCGACATCCAGGCACGATTGATCGGCGAGTTCAGGTTGCGCGCCTTGGCCACACCCAGGATCTCAGCCCGTTCCTGATACAGACTCGCCCGCGCCGCCTTCAGCTGCGCCAGCATGGGCTTGTTCTGGTCCAGTAGATTGGTCCAGGCCTTCAGTGCATCGCGGTAGGCCTTATCGGCATCGCGCACAGCTTGTTCATGCTGCGGCTCGATCTTCCAGCCGCGGGCCAGGCGGTTGTCGAGGTCACGTTGCGACTTGTTGTTGAGGTGGCTGGCCTCATACATCGCTTTTTGCGCTTGATCCTGGCCTTGCTCGATGCCCCGCATTTGCTCGGACAGGGCGCGGGCGCGGTCAGTGACGTCCTGGTAACGCTCAGACTCGTCCGTGTCCAGCTGGGAGCCCAGCAGTTCGTCACGGATATCATCCAGGGTGGCAACCAGCTCCTTTGGCGTGCGGCACAGCTCCAGGCGCGTGCGCAGCGTTTCCAGACCCAGTACGTAGGCACGTCGCGCCGTCGGGCTGTCTTCGTCCGGCTCCTTGGCAATCGAGGCGTATACCCGATCTATCAGGAACGCGGCAGCGGGCTCGGTACCGGCCTGCTTTATCGCGTCCCAGTCGACCACCCCGAACAGGTTGGATTTGACCACCAGCGCACGCGCTTCGCGGGGCGTCTCTTCGATCGCAGCAAAGTCGATATCCGTGCCGCGCAGCATGCGGCCTTCGGCGCGGGCCTTGCGGATCACGCCTGCGGCCTCTTCCTTGCGGCTGCCGGGGATATAACCGACGTCCGCATAGCGATAGTTAGGGCTGTTGGGATCGTCGCTCAGGCCGTCGTCTGCGGCCTGCTCGGCAGCGGTTTCGGCGTCGACTTGTGGCGCTGGCGCTGTTTTACCGGTCAACTTGCGGCGGATGTCCAACGCTTCGGCGCTGGCGCGGGCCTTCTCAAGCGCCTTGAGTGCGCCGCCAATCAGCATTTGGCGCAGGGCCAGCAGCCGCGAACTCAGGCGGGCTTTCTCGATGGGGGAAATTTGCATGGTCTACAGGCCTGATCAATTGCAGGCCCGTATTTTGGGGCGCCAGCAGAGGGCGCCCCGGAGGGTATTTGCTCGGTTACGGGCGCTTGCACATCTCTTGGATAAGGCCGAAGACAATGCGGTTGGCGCTGAATATCCCCTCTTGGCTGATGCGGTCTAAACGACCATCTTCGTCAAGGTCGCCCTCCACGGCTCCAGCACTTATAAGAGCCGCGTACAGGTCGTACTCCCAGCCGCTGTTGCCGAAAGGGGATTTACCGCTAAAGCGCTCACCTTTCTCCCATAGTTTCGTCAGCAGCGCGCAGAGGTATTCACGGATAGTCATCTGGCCGCCGGCATCTGCGAAGTTGCTGACATAGTCCAAAAGGCCCGGATTTTCGACGGGTATCGGAGCAGGGACGTAACGAACTCCATCGATATTCACATTCATGCTTCGCCCGCCATGAATTGTGGAACTCCGTCTACATCCTTGATCACGCCAGCGGCATATAGAACAAGCTCAATACGCCGGGAGGCTGCGCCCTGCACAAACGCGGCGATCGCGCCCAGGTCGGCCCGCCCTTCCTCTGGCAGCACGGTTTTGTAGAACGACTCCCACGCCTTGGCCAGCGCGCCGCGCACGTCGGAGTAGGTCGAAATGGCAAAGCGGCGATTGAACACGCCGCCACCGATCTCAACCGTATGCAGGTGCGTGTAGCCCTTCTGGCTACCATCGTCCTCCGCGCAGCGGATGCAGCCACAGGGACCATCAACAAATGCCCCCATAAGACACTCAGCGAATGCCAGCACAGGCTTGAGGAACAGGCGCTTATCGTCTTCGAACAAATCCACGGCTTACTCCTTGTTGTCTTTCGCCGCCTTCAGCGCTTCCAGCTCCACCAACGCATCCAGCGCATCACCCAGCAGTTCGTGCAGCACCTTAATGCCGCGCTCTTCCGCCATTTGGTAGTACCGATCGTGCATCGGAACGGGGATTTTGATGTTCAGCTGCTTTTTCGGCTCAGCCGCGTTGAAACGCTTTGTTTTAGCGGGTTGAGCAGGTTTTGCCTCACGCGAATGGAAGCCATTTTGCGCGGCTACCTGATCGATATCTTTTTGTATCTCTTTGGTAACCTTGTCCGGAGTGCTCGCCCCTTTTGCCTTGAAATTGCCGAGACTGGCAAATGGGCTTGCAGGTTGAATAGCAGAGCTTTCGCCGCTAGCTTCGGTAGGTTTATCAGCGCTCATTACGCGGGTACCTCAATAGCTTCGAGCCGGGCAATTAACTCAGCAGTCACAGCCTCGGCGTTTATGATTGCAGTCTCAATGCCGGGCACCAGCTTCGGATCCAGAAGATTCAAAGGGCACCGGTACTTGAACATCGATTTGAAGGCATCGCGATCCTTCATTTCCGTTTCGAACATCGGAATTTCCAGCTTCTGTAGATCCTCGCGCAGACCCGCTGTATTTCGCGTCTCATAGGCCGCTGACGTGCAAGTAAAGAGAATCGAGTAGGGCAGGCTGTAGTTCGGAACGTGACGGCGCACAGCCAGTTCCTGATCCTTTACGAGCTTGATCGCCTTGCCCGCCTCTTGCGCATCCAGGTGCGAGCCGCGCATAGGAATAATCACGTAATCGGACTGTTGAAGGGCATTAACGACGATCTTGGCCGCAGTCCCTTCCAGATCAACTAGGACAAATGGCACCTTCTCTGCTGCTTCACGGATCTTGTCCGCGATGTTGTCTTCATTCACATCCGGGATGACCGAGAGATTCGGAGGGCAATGCCCGCCAGCTGCAAATTGCTTGAGTGGGTTGTTTGGGTCCGCATCCAGCAGCGCCACCTGCGCCCCTTTTGCCGCCAGCTGCAACGCAATGTTCAGCATGGTTGTTGTTTTTCCCGCACCACCCTTTGGACTTACAGCAGCAACTGTTGGCATTCCATACACCCCTACGTGCATTAAGGTAGAAAAAGATATCCATTGATACGACTAGCTACCCATAGTAGTCGACAGGTAGAACAGTATCAATTGGCACCACATGATATCTATAAATATTTATGGTTATCTTTAAGTATCTGTAGATACCAGAGCACCAATCGACCACCCGTACTGGCCGCGGATACCGGTCGATATCCTTTGGTATCCGTTGATATCACGCGCTATCCACATAGAAATTCACCATAGGTATCAATAGATATCTTTTTATACCTTTTGAGATTACAGCGACTCAACGCAATAAAAAGCCCGCGCGTGGCAGGCCTGGTGTCAACAGAGTAGGGCCGATCAGTCAGCTGCCGCGAAGGCCGCTAAACACTCAAGCGCGTATTGAGCCGGGTACGACCACTCATGCGTGCCCGCTATCCAGTTCTTGAGAGTGGCGTGAGAGACGCCAACCCTGGCAGCACACGCACGCTGACTCAAGCCTGTCCGCTTGATCACCTCAGCGACGTAAGCTGCATCAGTGTTGTGCTTAGCCGCATCGGGCGCGCATATGTTGGGTTTGCTTGCCATGGTTGGCCTTAATTCGTCGCTTGGTTACGCACTCATCCCGCGCAGGGCGGGCTTTGTGGTGTTTTGGGGTGACCTTACTATGCTGCGGCTTCCTCGACGACTGTGCAGTGTTCCAGGGAGACGTAGCCCGATACGCCGTCAATGAAAATCACGGCTTCACAGCTCGATACGAACGCCTCACCATTAGT